AAATGATCAAGGAAGCACTGCAATACTTAGTTCAGCTTGGAAACACACAATTTACAGAGGTTGGAAGCCAGACCTTTGCATCGGCACCGGTTCATTTAATCAAAGAACCAACAGTAGATTCAATTGGCGTTCAGAGCCTTTCCGGATTAGTCGAATACATCCGTTCTAAGTTTGATGGGCTGCCAGTAGTTGATGATCGGCTCTTGGTCCATGTGATTGATCCAACGACGGTTGAAGTATCCAGTCAGCTCAACACAGGTGCCGAACGTAATTTGTTCATCAAGGCCAATGCCAATCTACCAGAATTCCATTTTGACAGATTTTATGACGCGGAAACGTTTAACATCAAGCTTCAATCTGCTTTTGATAATGATCCGGAAACTGACCGCGCGGTTGTACTTCAGGTGGTCGGAAACATCGAGGATAGATCAGTGCAAAATACTAGTGATGATGGGGTTGCTCAAACCGTAACAGCAAGAGTTGGCGTTGCAACCGTAGCAAAAGCAGAAGTTCCTAATCCGGTTGTTTTGAAGCCATACCGAACGTTTACCGAGGTTGAACAGCCATCAAGTGACTTTGTATTGCGGCTACAAGATGGACCAAAATGTGCGCTTTTCGAAGCGGATGGTGGTGCTTGGGAGCTGGAAGCAATGCGCAATGTTCAAAATTACATCACAGATCATCTGCAAGAACTTGTGGATGATGGTTCCGTTGTCGTAATCGCTTAATGATTTGTCGCCGAGTTCTCACTCGGCTCTTGGATTGCGAACATGATTCGTTGTTCAAGAGCCGAGTGAGATCGGAAAGGAAAGGTGAACACTATGGACGATAAATTATTAAGCAAATGGGAATATCCCTATTTCCGGATGCCAAACAGTGTGATTGATCGTCACGATCTGGATAGTTATGAGTTGTCTGCGCTGGTCGTTCTTATGCGCTATGCAGATAACCACAAAAGCAGTGCGTGGCCGTCATTTAAAACAATTGCAAAACTGACTGGAACATCAAGAAATCGGGCTATTAAGTCAATTGATTCACTAATCGAAAAAAAATATCTGATCAAAAAAAATCGATCAGATGATAAAGGAAATAGTTTAAGCAATCTTTATTATTTAGTTGACCCTAGTGCATGCGATGCACCACCCCTAGTGTCTGACATGCACCACCCTAGTGTACCAGATGCACCACCCCTAGTGCATGAGGTGCACCCTAAAAAGACTTATATAGATAAAGACTTATTTAAAAAGAATACAGTCGAGATCATAAATTACTTTAATCAAAAAGTTGGTACGAACTACAAACCTGATTCGAAGAAAACCCAATCCTACATACACCAAAGATTAACAGAAGGGTTTTCGATTAAAGATTTCAAGACGGTAATTGATAAAAAGTGTAAACAATGGCTCAATGACTCTGAAAGAGCTCAGTACCTAAGACCTTCAACACTTTTTAGTCCAGGTCACTTTGAAGAGTATCTGAATGAAGTGGTTAAAAAAGGCAAGGGTCCTGATGATCATAGTCCTGACAATCCGGCATATAAGAAAAACGCTTGGGATCAATACAAGTGAGGTGAAGCGCATTGGATGATGAACTGCAGCTGTTAACAAAACCCTTTTACAACATGGAAGCCGAACAAACCTATCTTGGATGTATCTTATACGATGGCGATCTGATTAAAGAATCAAAATTGAGTGCAGAACATTTTCACGACGCACGAAACAGAAAGCTTTTTAAAACGATGCGATTTATTGAGAACAAGGGTGATCATGTTGACGTTGTATCGATCATATCGGCAGCTGGTCGCAAAGTGCAGGAGATCGGAGGAACACAATACATTAGCGATCTAGCAAACAGCGTTCCGACAACGTCCGGATTTGCTCAGTATGAGAAATACATTTTGGAAGCTTGGCGATACCGGACAGGTTTTGAATTTGCAAGAGAATTTGAAGGTGGATTGAATGATGCGGATCCACATTGCTTTGAAAAGATGATCAGCAGACTTTCAGAAGTCGAAATGGCTGGAACCTCTGAAATTAAATATAGTTTTAAAGATCGGCTGGAAGCATGGTATGACGATCTTGAAAAAAGGGCGAGTAGTGAAGATCAGATCACTGGAATTGCAACAGGATATGAGGACTTGGATATAGCACTCAATGGATTTCAGGAAGATGACCTTGTCATCATCGGTGCTCGTCCATCGATGGGAAAAACAAGCTTTGCATTGAATCTAATCATGGGTGCTGCCAACAGCAATCCTGCTGATCGTGAAGTAGTTGCTGATATGTATGAACTGGAAATGCGCGATATGCGCATGATCGATCGTATGGTGAGCGCGGCAGGAAACATCGATGCTATGTATCTCCGGAGACCAAAGAAGTTTTTTCGAGACGATACGTGGCAGAAAGTAACGATGTCAATGGGACACTTGAGTAACCTTGACCTGAACATTTATGATGATCCACTGGTCAGCATTGCGGACATTAAGGCGAGAACAAGAAAGCGACGGAGGGAAAATCCTAACGCAAAGATCATGGTTGTGATCGATTACCTGCAGCTGATTCAAACGAGTGGAAATCCAAACAACCGAGTGATTGAAGTCGGGAACATCACTCGGCAGTTAAAAATTATGGCACGTGACTTAAAGGTGACTGTGGTTCTGTTGTCTCAGTTGTCTAGAAGCGTCGAGCAGAGACAGGATAAACGCCCGATGATGAGTGACTTGAGGGAGTCAGGAAACATCGAGCAAGATGCTGATACTATTCTATTCCTTTATCGGGACGACTATTACAACAGGGACAGCGAAAAGCGCAACATAATCGAAGTCATTATTTCTAAGCAACGGAACGGAACGGTGGGAACATTCGAACTGGCTTTTATCAAGGAGTACAACAAATTCGTGAATGTTGATCGGAGGGCTGCACGTGCTCAGTAAAGAACGTCGTGAAGAAATGATTGCATGGCTAATGATCGATCAGGGATGCACACATGACTACTGGGAGAAAAAGCCCGACAACCTTCTTATCTTGGAGTACAACGATCACTGTGAAGAAGGTGCCGAATGAAAAGACGAGAATTTGTGTACTTGCAGAAAAAGAACGAAGGCGCACTGATCTTCACTGTCGAGTATCTGACCTGGAAACAGACACGTGAAAAAATGCGTGATGGTTGGGAAATCGTTACGGGGGAAACGGATGTGAGCAGATGATTAATGCGGTTATCGTGGTTGGCCGGCTAACGAAAGATCCTGAATTGCATTACACGCCAAACGGCTTGGCAGTAACAAAGTTCACGTTAGCTGTAAATCGACCATTTTCAAATCAACAAGGTGAACGTGAGGCAGATTTTATTTCAATCGTTGTATGGCGTGTTCAAGCAGAGAACGCTGCTAAGTATCTGCATAAGGGAAGCCTTGCCGGTGTTACTGGTAGGATGCAGACACGAAACTATGAGAACAACGAAGGGCAGCGGATATACATCACGGAAGTTGTTGCTGAGAGTGTTCAGTTCCTTGAACCGAAGGGAACACGCCAGGGAAGTGAGACGAGATGAGCAGTCTACTGGAAGAAATCAAGAAACTATTTTATAAAAACGCTCCATATCCTGGTGTATATCAGGGAAACATTGAACAGCACACTTGGGAAGCAAAATTGGCTATGGACGATCTCATTGATGAAGTTGAACGTCTTGAAAAGGTGAATGGCTATCATCAGCGGCGAATGAAAATGTACGAAAAACGAGCAGTGCATTTGGCAGCTGAAAATGATCAATTAAGGCATATTTTCAAAATGACTGATCGTGGCATCGATGAATTGCAAAAACTGGTGAAGGAGAAAAAATATGAATCTAGCAAATGAGTGGACAATGGATGATGTTTTTAAAGCACAAAAAGCCATAGATGAAGAAATCTATCGGAATAATGGTTTGAGCCAAAAAAACTTATTGCCGAAAAAGTGGCTTGCGCTGCACACGGAACTTGGTGAGTTTGCACAAGAAATCCAAGGTGAATGGAAGTATTGGAAAAAGCACGCCGAAACGAACCGTGAACGCGCGTTAGCAGAAGCCGTTGATTGCATGCACTTCTTTGCCTCGATTGCGATTGATAATGGTTGGGAAAAGGCACTAGAACACATGTGGATCGATGCCCTTGAGGAATCTAAAGAAAACGGTCTTGATGGTGGAATTGTTGGCGCACTCAATGAAACAATTTCACTTGTTACCCTGGCATCATTCAATGAAGACGGGAACATGCCGGAACCTCTTGAGCAGTACACCAAACGAGAATACCAATTTAGAAATGCTTGGTATGTTTTTAATCTCGTTTTAATCGTTGGTCTTGGTTTTGATGACAATGAAATTTTCAATGCTTACTTTGCCAAGAATAAGCAAAATTTCAATCGTCAGAAAGCAGATTACTGAAGACAAAAACAAAGAAAAAGGGAGTGAAATTATTGGATTATTTAGAGACGGCTAAGAAAGAAATTCGTGAAGTCTGGTTTAAAGACCATGTTGCTGAATTAAGTGGAGAAAAAGGGTTACAAGTACTGAATTGGCGTAAAAAAGGCACATTCATGTATGCCGTAAAATATGTCTTCTCAGGAAATCATGTGTTTATATCAGGGGATACAGGCGAAGCCGTGTATACGTTGACGTTTCCTGCAATGCTTGAAGAATTAAGAGACTGTGATCTATATTACTTTACGGGAAAATTAACTGCGTTTTGTGAGGAACGATGGGATTTTGATGATAAAACAGCCCAAAAAGAACTTGATGATTACAAGAAGGACTGGGATATGAATGATGAAACCAGCCGAAATGTATACGATCAAGTATCCGAGGCTATCAGTGAAAGTTACTCCATGGAAAACTTTCACATCCAGCTCAGCATCGCCTATGAACAAGGCGATATTCATAGCGACGACATGGAATGGATGTGGCACCTCGGAGAACGGCTGCCATACCGATTAATCGGCTATTGGATCGGCATTCAAATGGCAGCTGAGCAACTGCTCGATAAAAAGAAACAGACTGCTTGATTCGTAATAGAGAGGAGAAAATGAAATGAACGTATATGAAGCGAACAAGCTCATAAAAAAATACGCTAACTGTCCTAAATGTGGTAATGACAAAATCGGCGACGGTGAAGGGTCCGTAGAAATTCAAGATGAGGTGTTCACTCGAACATGCAAATGTGGTTTCTCGGTCACGGTTGATAAAACAATCAAAATTGTTGCGACAGCGACAAAGCGGATCAAAGGGAAAACGGATGGTGTTTATGAAGTCTTGATGCCAAATAAAGTCCATAAGTATTTGCCTGTTGGCGAGTTGAAAGAACGTGCTGGATTGAAACGAGTTAACCAATTCACAAAAGCAGAAGAATGGTTGAACAGCAAAGAAGGACGTAAATGGGTAGAAGAGACACCACATCAGTGCTTTATCTGATGCAGAGTAGACAGCTAAAACGAAAGAAGGGAAGCAAATGCAGGGGAAGTTATTGATTGACAAAATTGATGATCTTCAAAGACGCATTGAAAGACTATGTGTCAAACAGGAAACCGAATACACAGATAGCAGAAACAGGTACATTAACAAATTAATGGTACAAAAATATTCTTTGGAAAAAGAAAAGAACAGAATGGTTACAACATTGGGTAACTTTTAACTGTTCAGTAGATAGCTAAAACGAAGGAAGGTGAGAGCGTGAAAGATTTAATTGGTCACAAACTCAATGAAAAACAGGTTAAAGCTATATCAGAAATGGTTGAAGCTATGCAAGATATGCGTGATCAAGATAAGAAATACGGTGATGAAGCATATCTTGCAGATCAACAAGAAGAGTTCATGCGTTGTTCAGAAGAGCTATTAATAGCGCTTGGAATCTTTCGTAAAAGATTTTTCTAATTCACAATTCGACATTATGGCGAAGCAAAACGGGGTGATAAGGTGGCATTTATATTTTTTCTGGGTTGGATTTTGGGAGTATTATCATGCTTTGTCTACGTATTGAAGGAGTGAATAGGATTGATACAAATCATGGGTCAAAATCTCGATAAAGCAATTGTTGATCTCAAAGTTAATGCGAGAAAGCTTTTGGAAACATCAAAACGTCATTTTCAAGTTTGGGAATTGGAAGAAAAACAATTAGACAAATTAGACGCCGTTCCTGATAACGATTGGAAAAGAGAATGGGGTTGGTGGAGAAAAGCAGAGTCCTGCTTTACTGGAAACGAAACAATAAATTTTATGGTTCGTGGTAGGGAAATGAAAGGGTATAAAAACAGATTTTATTCTGATTCTGACGGCACAGGTGAAGTAAATATCGTTGATAAGCAATATCCATATGTATCATTCCAAGATTGGTTGTTTGCAATTATGAATCTTAGTAACGATACAAATACAGTGGCTGTCGCTTCGAGTTTGGCCATTGACAATCATATGACCCTTGCCGAATTTATTGAAAAATATCAAGACTGATTTACAGACCGACACTAAAGTGAAATAAACAAAAGGAGAGATATTAATGGGTTTTTTAGAAGTTTTAACGATAATCTTTGTTATTTGTAAGTTGTTCGGAGTATTAAGTTGGAGCTGGTGGATAGTTCTATTACCAGAAATCATTGCCGTAGCAATTTATATCACTTGGTTTGGTGTTATTGGTTTAATTTTTGGTCGGACAAAAAGAAAGATTGACAAAGCATTTGATGATGACTTTTTCAAGAAGTGGTGAACAAGATGGCATCTATGAGCGAATACACAGAACTGCAAATCATCAAACATGCACTGATGTACTACATTGGCCGACCGAATGCATCGGAAAATGATCTGCTGAAAGAAACGCATATGCTGAACAGGACTGTGAAACGGATCGAGGTATTGAAAGATCATTACGGGATACAGGACAAATAAAAAAGATCAGGATCTCTCCCAATCAGTCGATAGGTTAATTTTACCACAAGTGGAGGGATACCGGTGGGTAAAACAGCACAAGTTGATTTAGATAAAAATGGGACCTATATAGTGAAAGACGGGAAGATGATTGAAATAGATGCACCGCAATCCGGACACGGGAAGCAGATCATTAGTTGGCAAGGAAATAAGCCGTGTTCGGCAATGGTCGAAGTAAATCTAAAATTTCAATAGGCTTATCGGAAACACCGAGGGCACTGATTGAGCGCAAAAGCGTTTAGTTGGTGCCCTTTTATTTTATCTCGGAGGTGGCTTTATGGCTGACAAGAAAAAGCGGAAGAAACGCAAAAAGAAAACAGATCAGTATTCGGAATATGAATTTCGCCAATTGATGGGTGAATTTGATCAGAAGCTTGGCCGTCATAAAGGCGCTTTGCGAAGGAAGTGAGGAAAAAAGCCAATGAGACAACTAATCTATGAATATAAGAGGACTTTAAATACAACACGACAAGCATATTCAGCTGCTGATGAATTGACTGACAAGCCGATTATCGGAGGAATGATTAAAGATCTTGAGTATGCGATTGAGTGGATGCGCATAGGCGGTGATCCGAGCAGAAAGCGCGGTGTTGATCGTGCAGAGGTCTATTTGACTGATCCGGATATTATCGACTCTCAGAGATTTGACAGCATGGTAAATGAAGGTACTATATCAGATTTAGATCGACAGAGAATAACAACTACACTTCATCATCTTACTGAGCGCGAGGAAGATGTTTATCTGATGCATTATGCTGAAATGCTCAGCTATGAAGAAATAGCAGATCTTTTGAACACGACCAAAAGCGCAATAGGAACAACATGTGCGAGAGCCGAACGCAAATTAAATAAATATCTAAGCAGAAAGGATAATGATCAATGAACTTTGTTGAACCCATTCGTGATCAAGAAAAAATAAATAAGATGTATGAAATATTACGAGCCAAGCGAGAAAGAGATTTTATTTTATTCCTGCTTGGCATTTCTGTAGGGCTTAGAATATCTGACTTGCTCAGATTAAAAAAAGAAGACATGTTTGAACAATATATTCACATTCGAGAAAAGAAGACGCAGAAAGCAAAGCAGTTCAAGATTCCACCACATATTAAAAAGTATGTGCAGCCATATGCAGCAACGCTAAAGGATGGAGATTATTTATTCAAAAGTCGAAAAGGACGCAATCAGCCAATTGATCGATCAACCGCATACCGCATATTAAACACTGCAGCGAAGGAAGCATATGTGCAGCATATTGGCACACACACATTGCGAAAAACATTTGGCTATCACTTTTATGCAATCACCAAGGACATTGCAACGTTACAGATCTTGTTTAATCATGCGTCTCCTGAGATTACATTACGCTATATTGGAGTTACTCAAGACTCTCTTGACAAAGCGATGGACAAGGTAAGATTAATTAAATAAACCATTAACGAACCATAAAAAAGTGTATCGTGCATTCAATATAAAATATTTTTTATTCGTTGGTATGACTGGGTTTGTCAGGTATTAGTTAATGCAACAGTCTATGTATTATGGTGCGTTCGTAGTACGAATTGCAGTATATATGAGAGGGTTATTTATATGGACATAACTCAGAAGCAACTACGATGGCTTGAGAGACTGATTAGGGAAGACAAGATGATTCCCTTTTATAAATCCAAACCATGGCGTGTGCTCAGGCAGGAGGCACTTGAGCGCGACAATTACGAGTGCCAGGTGTGTAAGAAGCGTGGCAAGTATAGTCGAGCACAGAACGTTCACCACTTAAAGGAAGTCAAGATGCGTCCTGATCTTGCACTCACATTGGACAACCTTGAGAGTGTTTGTATCAGATGTCACAACGAGATACATGACAAGCGATTGAAGAATGATAAACGCAAACCATTTGTGAATGAGGAGCGATGGTGATGCATGATGAAAGCTTCGAGCATTCGATGAATGTGATGTGCAATACTTTTTGCGAAGCGTTTGGACGACACATTGAACAACAAGTAATTGATGAGATATTGGGATACGATGAAACAGAGCAACAAAGAATACAAGCAGAGAATAGGATTATGTTTCATACATTTGTTACTAATAGAGGCAGACACCTTGAGATGGGCAAGACAGCACCTCAAGTGATGATTAACAAACCAAAATTAATAAGAGCAAGAACGAGTTGCTAAATGTAATCAAACACCCCCCGGTCAAAAAATTTCACCTTTTTTCTTAGGGGGTAGGAAACGCAGGGGTGACATCGGAGTAAATATTTTTTGATTTTTTATGTGAGGGGGGTGCGGCATGCCAAAGGTAGCCAGAGATACGATTAGAATGCACGTCCGCACCGATCTGCGTGAACAGTTAAAAAAAAATAAAATGACGACGGCATATTGGTATGACTTGGTTGAAGACTACATGAAGTTCTGGGATATCAAGGAAGACTTGCTAAAATCAATTAAGCAAAAAGGATCCATGATCAAGATTAAAAACGGTTCTCAAATTTTTTATAAACGAAATGATGCAGTTGTTGAGTTGCCGAAAATCAGCAAAAGAATGACCGACATCTTAGACAAATTGAATATTGTCAGTCAGATTGAGGAGGATGATGGAGATGATGTGTGAACATGTGCTGAGCTATCAAACGCATCCTTTTATCGAAGATTATTTTCAATTGATTGATTCCGGTGAACTTCCTGTATGTAAAGAACAGAAATTACTTCAGCAGTATTTAAGAAAAGTTTTGGCTCGTGATGATGTTTATTTGGATAAAAAAACGATTGATGATAGTGTGGCGATGCCGTCACGCTATTTTTCATTTGAACTTTATCCATGGGAGAAATTTTCAAACTGTTTTATTTTTGGTTTACGTTGGAAAGAAGATCGTAGTTTAGTTTTTGATCGATATTTATTTCTCCTTGGAAGAGGGGCAGGAAAGAACGGATTCTTCTCTCATGATGGATTTTTCATGATGAGCAAGCAGCATGGAATTAATAATTATAATATAGACATTGTGGCAACAAGTGAGGAACAGGCAAAGACAAGTTTTGAAGACGTCTACAACATGTTGGAGGAACCTGAAAATGATAAGAGATTAAGAAAAGCTTTTTATCGAACCAAAGTCCTGATCAAGAATAATTCTACGAAAAGCCGATTGAAATATAACACGTCAAACGCACGAACCAAGGATGGTAAACGTCCTGGATGTGTCATGTTTGATGAAGTTCATGAGTATGACAATTATGACACATACAAAGTGTTTACTTCTGCCGGCGGTAAAGTTCCGGATTACCGAGAATTTTATTTAACGACTGATGGCTATATTCGCGGCGGAATGATTGATGATCTGAAAGATGAAGCCGAGCAGGTATTGAATGAACAGGATGTTGAGCACTCTACACTTTTTCCATTTATCTGTAAGCTAGATGATCCTAAAGAAGCTGAGAATCCAGAAATGTGGGCGAAGGCAAATCCGTCAGTCCCATACGATAAAGTTTTGCGAAAAAAAATGATGACGGAGTTTGTACTTGGAAAGCGCAGGGCTGAAGTTCGAATTGAATTTATGACTAAGCGTATGAATAGCCCGATTGAAGATACTCGGTTTGAAGTGGCAAGCTATGAGGATAGGCTGGCAACAAATCAGCCCATTCCTCCACAACTTAAAGGCATGGATGCGATCGGCGGAGTTGATTTTGCCGATGTTCGAGACTTCTGCTCCGTTGGTGTATTGCTAAAATACAAAGGCAAACGATATTGGTTGCAGCATACATTCATTCATTTCAGGGCACTAGAATTACAGGATATTAATAAGGACATCGTTCAATTGGCGGTTGAAAAAGGGCTTGCTGAAATTGTTTATGATAAGTCGATACCGCCTGAAAAAATAGCAACTTGGTTTATTCAAACAGCAAAAAAATATTATATTAAAAAAATATGTATGGATGATTACCGAGCATCAATTTTAGGACCTAAGCTGGAAGAAGCGGGATTTGAAGTGTTCATAGTCCGCAGAGGAAAAGTGACACATGGTAAATTGTCGCCGATTGTGGATGATGCATTTATAAATCATACGCTAGTCTTTGGGAATGACCCACTAATGCGTTGGTACGTGGGAAATGTATACGTCGACTATTTGGATAACGACAATAAAGAATACAAGAAGATTGATAAAGAGAAGCGGAAAACCGATGGGTTCTTCGCTTTTTTGCATGCTCTTAATGCTGACGGGGAACTTCAAGATTATGGAGATATTGATCTTAGTGGACCAGGCATCAAGCCCATTGTCGTGTAGGAGGTGATGAATTTGGGGTTTATCGATTGGGTAAAGTCCTGGTTTAATACAACTGATGATCAAGCTGCTTATTTTGTCAGCTTAATGGCAAAAAATGTTTATAAAAAACTTGCAATTGAAGCCTGTGTAGATCTCATTTCCGGTGCACTTGTCCAATGCGAATTTAAAACGTTTGAGAAAAGCAAAAGCGTTAAAAAGGATAATTATTATCTTTGGAATGTCGCTCCAAACTTAAATCAAAGCGCGGCTGAATTCCGAAAAAAGATGATTCACAAGTTGCTGATTGAAAATGAATGCCTAATTGTAATGGCACGAGATAAGCTGCTCATTGCTGATGGATTCAATGTTGATGAAAATGTTATGAAGGATTCGGTGTACACGGAAGTAACTGTTGATTCTCTACAGTTCACTGGATCTTTTTACGAATCCGACGTGATTCATCTGAAGCTGAACGACAAAAACATCATGCATGCAGTCAATAGCTTTTATCAGGATTATGGAAAATTGATTGCGTCAGCACAAAACATTTATAAACGATCAAATGCAAAACGATTTTTGTTCAAAGGAGATTTTTTAAGATCGCAGTTGAATAAGGCGCAAGCCGAGGTCGATCAGATGATGAATGATCAGTTCAAGCCTTTTCTGGAAGCAGATAACGCGGGCGCAATTTTCAGCCTGCAAAAAGGTTACGAGTTGGAAGATGTGTCCGGTAATGGAAAGACAGGACAAAACAAACAAGATAGTCGAGATATTCGGAATCTTGTTGATGATGTTTTCGATTTTATCGGGACAGCTTTTCATATACCACGCGGCTTGGTAAAGGGAGACGTTGTCAATGTATCCGATCTGACTAATAACTTTCTGATGTTCTGCATTAATCCTTTGGCTGACCTGATTGTTTCGGAACTCAATAAAAAAATATTTTCAAAAGAAGATTATTTGATCGGATCACATATCACGATTGATACAACAAAAATTCAAGTGACAACGTTGTCTGATCAAGCAACTGCGTTGGACAAACTCTTTGCAATTGGTGCGCTGTCGATTAACGATGTCATCCAAGCGATTGGTGGAGAACCGATCAACGAAGATTGGGCGAATCGTCGATATGTCACTAAAAATTATATTGATGCCAGTCAAAATCAAGTCCTTGAAGGAGGTGATAGTGGATGAAAAACAAACTGATCAAGATCCCACAACGATTTAAGGTTCAGAACTCTACTGATGGTGGCAGTAAGGACATGTTTTTGTACGGAACAATTGGCGGTTGGTGGTCAGAGATCACTGCCTCAAATGTTCTTAGACAGCTGAATAGCATCTCAGAAAAAACAGTAAATGTTCATATTCATTCAGGTGGCGGAGATGTCTTTGAATCAATTGCTATTTATAACATTTTCAAGTCATCTGATAAGGTAATTAATATGTATATTGATGGTCTAGCGGCATCCGGAGCAAGTCTTATTGCTATGGCAGGTGACGCCATTTTTATGCCTCGAAATACTATGATGATGATTCATCGTGCTTGGACCTATGCTCAGGGTAATGCGGCAGACCTTCTTAAATTGTCACAGGATTTAGCGAAAATGGATGGAGCTGTTGAGGAAAGTTATAAAGGACGCTTTAATGGAACGGATGAGCGCCTTTCTGAATTACTTGATAGCACTGCATGGCTTAAAGCGGATGAGTGCGTGGAAAATGGTCTTGCTGACCAAGTGATTGATCCAGTAGAGATTCCAAATGGTGATTCAGAAGATGATGATCCGGAGGAAAGTATCAGTAACTCGAATGGGGTCGCGGCTGCTTCATCAGCTATTCCTGGATTCGCCTCTGTACCGGAAAATTGGGCGAAGGCAATGAATTCATCGAGCGTCTATCCAGATGATGCCCCAGCACCGGCATTCAATATTGATGACCAGGTAGGTCTAACAATCCCACCGCACATGCCTGGACACACAACAGGTACGGTACGTGAGGCTGTATTGACTTATGTTTATGGAATTATATTCAAGGGCATGGAGGATGATGGGATTCATCATTGGTATACCGAGTCTGAACTTAAAGCAGCGGATAGCGTTGAGGAAGAGGATGATCCCCAAAACCAAAATCCTGATCCAAAATATGTGCCTAATATGTCAGTTGCTAATAAATTTGCCCAAGCACTGGTTTTAGCAAACCAAAAATTAAACGGAAAAGAGTGACTGTAAATGACTTTAAACCTAGATAACAAAAGACAAGCGAAGACCGAACAGAAAAAACAATTGCTCAATG